TCATACGTGATCAAGCATCTTAGATAGGTAGTGTTGTGCCTTCTCCAAGTCTTGCTTGCCTCCTTTATCTTCCCAACGACTCATGTACTTTATCACGTTGCCCCATAGGTAGCCAGTGAATTGCTCTTCAGACATGATAGCTTCCATGTATTCCCATGGCTGTATCGATTTCTGATAGTGCTCACCGCCTACCTGATGTTGATCGGGAAAGAAAGTAGGATCATTCTCCAAGCTATCTTTAACCCAGTCAAGGAACTCTGGATCGTGCATTACATTCTCAAACGTGTATTGAACCTTACCCATACTTCCTCCGTAGGTAGTTGATAGATACTGGAAGCTCATCGAAGCTACCGTTGTTAACCTCATGGAACATCCAGATACCAGACCAACTGCCGTTAGTTTGTGGTGTCAGGTAGTCTTCGTCATGTACATAATAGATACCTGCGAAGAGACCAGTAACACTAGTGCCGTCAGCCTTACGTGCGAAGGCGATGTCTCTGTCTTGAACGTGGCCCATGACACACGACATCATTTTCTTCTGCAGCATTAGCTTAGCACTACTCACTGGTCTACCCATAACACCAGATGTGAAGTAGTGACAGTACACAATACCATCTACTACTACGGGTTCTAAGAAGTCATAGACCTCCCAACCCATCTCTTCTAGTTTCAGATCGTGGTATCCAATTAGCCCTTCTAGCTTTGCATCGGATTCAATAGCACGCTCAATGCGTTGCTCGTGATTGCCCAATGTAAAGACAAGGCGTGGATTCCAACGCTTCTTTTTGTTGATGCGTAGTCGCTCCTGTTCCTCAAGTATAGGAGTCATGAATGCTTCCATACCTGTGATACCTGCTGCGATGTCGTCAGCGTAGCGTCTACCTTCAAATGATTTCTTACCTACGTCATACACTGATAGCGAAGGCATGTCCCAGTGATCGCCTAAGTGCACGATAACATCTGGCTTCTTCTCAACAGCGTACTGTCCTGCCCATGTTAGGTGCTCGACAGTTCCGTTGGGTTTGACCTGCGTATCAGGTACGACCATGTGTTTAATCATTTCTTCTTCCTCTCCTCAGCGGTCTTCGCTTTGTGGCACGGCTTACACAGCACCTGAAGGTTGTCACTTTCGCAGAACAAGTTGGAAACAAAAGAAGGAAGATCATCGTAGCACTTCAAAGACCCTGCGGGTTTGATGTGATCTACTTGAACTTCCTTCGCTTTGAACCATCCCTGACACTCGGCACACTGGTGTTCTACCTTGTGCCTTTGTCCAGTTACTCTTCGCTGTGAATCCTTAAGCACTTGGTACTTAACAGGGTAGCGAGAGAATGCTCCACGTAGTGCGGTACGTATGAACTGAAAATACCTAGACTCTGTCCAAGTATCTCCTGCTCTACACTTTACTCCTCTCTTGGGGCTTTGCATTTGACTTCTATGTCTCCGCGTGATCCATCGTGAATAGTGAATGAGATGTCATTCTTAAACCCGACACGGTCATCGTATAAGAATGAAACAAAATCAGACACCACATCTTCTAAGTCGAAGCTTCTTGCTTTGTAGACGGTGGTGTCGAATCCATCGTCGTGTTGGAACAAGAAGGTGTAGGTGTAGACATCTTCACTGGTGGGTTCCATAGTTCGTTCTCCTCTCGTCGTAGGTAGAGGAGTCGCCCATTCTCTACTGCTCTATCATAACCAAGGTGTTCCGCACAGATCGAGAACATTTCATACTGATCCCCCTCTGCATTGGTTAACAGTTTATTTGCTTTCACAGGGCCGATGCCTTTGACACCGACAATGTTATCAATGCGATCACCTGTTAAGAACTGCATGTAGAAATTGAGCAACCCCTCTTCAGCAGTGACGTAGTACATCTCGTCCTTGACAAAGTTGTAATGCCATCCTTGAACCTGATCAAAGTCTTTGTCAAGGCTAACGATAATACCATCATCACCTAATTGGGTAGCACGTATAGCGATAGCGTCATCTGCTTCCTGACCTTCTGCTACACTGGCGTTCCATTCCTGTTGAAGGAACTGACGTAGCGTTTCAAAGTGTACAGGCTTCTTAAGTCCGGCACGATTACCCTTATAAGGAACAGTGACGGCTATCTCGTTACGGAAGTTACCCTTTCCAGTGAGGAAAAGCTCCCAGTTAATAACATCCAATGTTCCAATAATGTCAGTGACAAACTTATCCATCGTCTTAGTGGCAACGCTTGCACTTTCCTTGTTGCAAGCGAAGCCAATACGATAGCACAACATGTCAGCGTCTATGAGTGCTACCCGTTCCATTATAGAACCTCTTCGATCTCTTCGTCGGCAGCTACAGCATCGCTGATGTACTCTACCATGTCGGTCACGATTAGTTTCTTAATGGACATCGACACTCCCTTCTTACCCGCAGGGTTTTTCCAAGAGTAACCGTCGAATACGATTGTTGCTTTAGAACCGTTGCCGATTGTAACGCCTTTCAGCTCGTTACCTGATGTGTCGTATGGCTTGATCTCAAAGTTCTTAGACTTAGCTGTCAAGAAGTTATTGCGATCATCACCTTTGTTACGCACATTGATACCCATGTCTTCAAGCTTCTCTACCTGAGCGTCAGATAGATTAGAGATGTCGACTTGGTATGCACCAGATAGGCTGTTGCGCTCGTAAAGGAACGGCCAGTAAAGTGTAACGTCTGTGAATTTAACTAGGGACATAATGTTTCTCCTTTGATTAGGTACGACTAGATAATAATACTCGCTCAGTTGCATGTCAAGTATTATTTTAGTGGGTCTCGTACCAGTTGTTACCCACCTTAGCTTCAGCATCCACTGGGACACGGAAGTTTAAAGCATCTCCTGCTAGTGCAGCAGCTTTAACCATTAGTTCGGCAGCCTTCTCAGCCTGATCCTCTCGAACCTCTAGCTGAATCTCATCGTGTACAAATGCTACCTGTTTGTAATCGATGTTCGCTTTGCGTAGTAGCTTGTGTGCTTCAATGCACCACTGCTTTGCAATGATACTACCGCACGACTGAAGCAAACTGTTCAGTGCTGCGTGCTCACTGCGTATGATCACACGTCTACCATCCAGTGCGGGTACGTAACCCTGACCTGCTAAGCGTTGCACCTTACGCAACAGCTTCTCAAGTGCGGGCATGTTGCCCATGAACTTATCTATAAGTGCCTTACCCTTTTGAGCAGAGCCTCCAACGATGCTTCCGATCTTAGCCGGTCCTGCACCATAGAGGAGCGCATAGATAAAAGTCTTTGCTTGATCTCGGGTGTCAAGACCCGCAGCTTTCTGGTTGGCTGTGTGTATGTCGCCCTCCAATAGTTCATGTGTGTATGCCTCGTCTTGCATGTAATGAGCAAGGCAACGTAGCTCGATACCAGATAGGTCAGTACCGACTAGCTTGTAGCCATTAGGTACAGTCCAACACTGACGTGACTCCTTACCATACTCTGATTTGACAGACGTAATCTGTCCCATGTTGGGAGAGTAATGAGCCATGCGTCCAGTGATAGTACCAATAGGATTGACACGACCATGAACACGACCATCAGCCTCACAGTTATCGATCCAACTATCGAGCATACCAACACGCTTCTGTAGCATAAGGTACTCAGCAATGAGTTGTGCTTCAGGGCGGTTGATAGCCTTGAGTGTTGGCTCGTCTACGATGATTGAACCCTTCTCAGTTTTCTTGGTGAACTCTACACCTAGACTCTGAAGACGGGATGCAATCTGCTTGCGTGATCCTACGTTGAACTCTTCGACCTTATCCTTAAGTCGCTTGCCTGTCTTCTCTGACCAACGCTCATGAACTAGCGGAGGGAATACCTCTTGCAGTTCCATAGTGATAGTAAGCATACGCTCACGCATCATCGTTAGTAGGTCAGTGCATAGACGCTCATCAAGCATGAAGCCATTGCGTTCTTGTAGAGCCATGTGCATAGCCACACGATTCTCTAGGTCAAGAGATTGCGATGGGTCTTTCCATGTGTTGAGTTGTGCGTCGAGGTGTTTGTGTAACATCTCTAGCACGTCAACGTCACGCTTACAGTAGGTGATCATCTCATCAGTCAGTCCACCGTCGAAGTCTTCCGTATCGAAGTCCATCTTATCAAAGCCAAGACGTTTGCCCCATGCCTTGAGAGAGTGACCACCTTCAATAACAGGATTAACTAAGCGTGACATGACTAACGTGTCAACCGCATTCTTTACTGGGATAGTGATACCCCATACCTTCCGTAGTACAGGAGCATCGAAGCCTATCAGGTTGTGGGCAGCAACTTGGTGTCCGTTAAGGTATGACTGTAAGCCAACGCCTTGTGTCCACACTTTTGTTTCGCCATCCTTCTTAGTCACACAACACCAGATTTTATCGTGTGCTAGGTTAGTTTCGATGTCCAAGTAAATCATGCGATCACCCACACCACTGCGTTACGGTTAGAAGTTGTCTTGCGTTTACGTCCAGAGTCCACAATGAATCCGTCATCTTCTAGGCTCTTGCGTACACCGCACACTGATTGTAGTTTGATGCCAGTCTTGATCGACATCTCTTCAAGGGTCATCCCCTCACTGCCTTCCTTCTGCACTGCCTCGTATACCTTGGCTTGCATCTTTGGCATGTGGTCTAGTACTGAATCGTATGCTTCAAGTGAAGTTAGTTGCATCTGTCTCATCTTATAATTCCTCTTCGTCATTTCGTTCGAACATCCTACCAGTCACGTGATTAAATAACAACCTACCTGCCGGACCAGTGATCCCACAGAAACGGTTCTTAAGTACACGTACATACGTAGTGTTTCGTTCTTCAGGGTCTTCAGCCTGTCCATTACGTTCAAGGCCGAGCACCATGTCAGATAGCTGAGCGATTGCACCAGAGCCACGTAGCTGAGCCAGTGACGTTGATGCACCCTCTTCATGTCCCTTACCTTCAGGGCGTTTGAGATGTGATACGACAATCAATGCTACGCCAGTCTCCTGAACAAGCATACGTAGTCGTGTCATGATTTCATCTATCGCCTTGCGCTCATCACCACTAGCCTGAGCAGAAACCACAATAGAAATGTGGTCAAGAAAGATGTAGCCACAACCCAATCCTTTAGCAAGGTATCTGACGCGGTTGATAATGTTATCCACGCTAGTAGAGCCAAAGTGATCAAATAGGTAGAGTCTACCAGTACCAAGAGTAGCGTTGAAAGCATCGTCTTTCTCCTCTTGTGTTGCTTCACAGTCCGGCAAATGTAATGGTTTGTTAGCGGCTAAACTCATGATAGATAGGCCAGTCTTCTTGGTTCCTTCCTCTAGGAACAGAGCACCGATACCTTCATCAGTCTTGTTGAAGATGTGCCAGATCATCTCACGTAGCACTTGTGATTTACCTAAGCCAGAACCTGCCGTGATAGTAACCAACTCACCCTTGCGGATACCGTATGTCAGTTTGTTGAGTGCCTTCCACGGGTAGTCACAGTCACATGGAGCAATGGGAGCCATCACTTCATCGTACAGCGTAGCACCATTGATGATGCCATCAGGTACGAATTGATCTGCGTTCCACCATAGGTCACTGAACTCTTTGTTCAATCCTTGGCGTTGATAATCGCACGCATCCTTCTGATTAGTGGCGTGCTTGAATACCTTAGCCTTAGCACCGAACAGCTCAGCAACTTGGTTGCTTGCCTTAAGTCCTGCTTCGTCATTGTCAAAACAGATGACGATGTTCTCGAAGGTAGATAGCCATTCATACTGTGCCTTACAATCCTTCAGTGCACCGCTTGCACCGTTGCGGATAGACACGACAGGCCACTTGCTGCCGAGCAGTTGATAACCTGCCAGAGCATCAAGCTCACCCTCTACGATAGTGACATACTTACCACCTGCTGAGAACAAAGACTGACCGTACAAACCTGCCGTCTTCCAGTCACCTTGAATGATGAAATCCTTGGTAGGTTTGCGAGTCTTCGTAGCGCAGAGCACACCGTCCTTAGATGTGTATCCAAAGATGATGTCCTCTCCGTCTAGGAAACACTTGTATTTCTCGCATGTCTCCCTTGAGATTCGACGGTCGGTCAATGTCCTGTATTGCTTGTGTGTTAGCATGTCAATGACGTTGTTATTTAGCGGAGTCGTTGTCACGATTCTCTCCCTTGGTGTTGCCACTTGGTCAACTTGTTTACGTTCATGACAGACAAAGCAAGTGCTCCATCCGTCAGTGTTAATTGATAGCCCGTCACTGCTACCACAGTCAGGGCATGGTAGATGTGTCTCAGCCCAGTCAGCCATGGCACACCGCCACGATAGCCATGACAGCTAGGTTAAACATAATCATTTCAATCATGGTTTCAATACCTCATCTGCGTTGTCCATCTTAAGCAAGACGTGCTCATACTTCTCAGCTATACGTAGTAACTGAGACATGACGTGTTGTTCTTGAGGGTTGTTCATGTAGCGGACGATCTCACGCAGTGCCACGACTACGCCAGACTCATCAATGAATTGAGCACAATCAAATACTTCGAAGTAATGCTGTGCTTCTGTGAAGTTTTCTTGAGTATCTATAGAGTCCATCTTCGTATTCCTTTTAATAAAAGATTAATACTTAAGATGCTGTGTGCTGTCCCGTGTCTCTATAGTAGGACTGAGGGTAGCACGTTTGCATCTATGCGTCAACGTTTAAGTATTCCAGATCATCATCACTAGCTAGATCAAGTCTGTCGTGTGTGACGATGCCCGATACTGACAGACATTCATTGCACATGTCAACGAATTGATTTGTCTTGATGTCCTTACGGGTTGATTCGAAGTCTGTTAGTTCTTCGTTACATACTACGCAGTGCATGGTTTCCACTCCTTGCTAAGCCATTGTAAAGAGAGGCCATCGCCAGTCATGCTGTCAGGTACGTGTGACAGTCGATCCTGTGCTCTTGCTTTATCTCTCCGTCTCTTGTGCCCACCTGTAACAGTGCCACGGTGCTTCATGTTAACACCTGCCTTGACCCCTCGTCTAGTCACTGCACTAGCAGAGAGGCCGTAGCGTTTACCGATGTCCTCAGATGTGAGGTCGGTGGTCTTTAGTAGGTGCACGATCTCCTCATCTTGGAACGTGCTTGTCTTTTTGGATGTCATCCTAAGTAACCCTCCAAATAGGCTGCCATAAATAGACAGCCGAGAATAATTGTTAGTACATAAGGCACGCGATCAAACATCACTCTTCCTCCACTACAGGTACGTCACGCCATTCTTCTGCAACCTTTTGGGATGCTATGCCCTGCATAGTTATTACCTCTTCCCACTTCTGCTGAAGGATTTGCTTATCCCAGTTAAACGTAGTGTCTCTACTAATGTCTCTCACTATCCAACGTAGTTCATTAGTTGCTACCCAGTTACTAGCCATCACAGCTCCTCCTTAATCCAGTACTGCCCTCGACAGTCCTTGTCCTGCATGACAAAGCCCTGCTTGAGTGCTAGTTCGAACAGCTCTTCACCATCCTTCTCGAAGTTAAACGCGGGCGCGTAGTGTTTGAATAGGTAGTCGCACATCTGTGGTTGTGACATCATCGTTAGTGTGGTCATGATTAGTAATCCTCTGATTCAATTGTTTCTGTTAGGTAGTCGGTGATCTGTTGATCTGTCATCGCTAGGTTGATCGGTGGTTCTCCTATACCACAGCCGATCTCTTCGCCATCCTGATCGAACAGCGCCCAGTCTACCCATTCCCAATCGCATTCAGTGTATCCGTAGTAGTCGTCGCTACTATCGCAAGTGTACTTACTTCCTTTGTGTGGTGGTTGGTTGAAGTAGTGAGTCACCTCCACAGTGAACTCACACATTTGACTAATGTTATCTCTGTTCTCACTCTCGATCTCGAAGAAGCTCATTGCTCACACCTCCATTACCATCGTACATTTGCCGTCATCATCTTCAAACATGATAACGTAGCTGTTACCTGTCGCGTCTTGATAGTCTTGACCTGATTGATCCGCATCAACAGGGCACTGCGAAGAGTAGATAGTTATCCACTCGTTCGCGTTTACATTAGCTAACACTATGAACATTTGCCGTACCTCTTTGCTTTACGTTCTGCGTTCTTGGATTGCTTGCGGGTCACTTCCCACACTAGTTTTGGTTGGTGTCTACGTCCTTTGGTCCAGTCTTGCACGACCCCATGACGCACCGCTACGATGTGCCCACGTGTCAGCACTAGATAAACTTTTGTTTTGTCTGCTCTCTGTTCAAACTGGTTGATCGTGCGTGCACCTGTCATCACTTGTTTAAGCACTAGCCCCGCCTTCTCATAAGCTTCCTTTAGTGGGTTCAGTGTCATGCCCTTGCGTGGCTTACGTCCGTGTTCTGCAAGGTGTGCGTGCGCTTTCTTGTAAGGCATCTGACCCGCAATAGCTAAAGCCTTTACCGTGCAGTCACCTGACTCTCTGAAGCGATCAGAGACCGCTTCACAATCTTTAAAATTAATAGCCATCTCTGATACCTCCTCAGATTAAAAGTCTTCTACAATGACGTGACCGTTCTCACAGTCAATCACTGTTGTGTTGTGGCGTAGATCGTTCTCATGGCGGTCAATGCTGTATGCCTTCATCGCTTCCTCGATAGATTCGTACTCGCTGAAGCAACAACGCATTGCTACGCGATCCCATTCCAAATCTTCGCCTAGTTCTTCGCTTAAATCCTCCCAGTATTCCGCCAGTGCACGTGCTCCTTGTGGGGACCATGCTGCGTATTCGTCGCACATTAGATCAGAAATCATTTCGTATACAGTTACAGTTTTATACATCATTTTAGCGTACCTTCTTAATAACAATTGTTGTTGGTTTAACACCAGTAACCTTGAAGTAATGGTCTGATGCGAACTCAGCTTTTACTGGGTGATCATACGTTTGCAAGTGTTTACCGTCTTGATCGACTAGCTTGTAGAATGTTTTAGTCATTTTGTATTGCTCCAGTTGGTTGATTAATCGAGAACACTCAGCGAATGCTCTCTGTTAATCATTAGTATAATTGCTTGCGCTCTACGCATCGACAGATGAACGAAACGCCTCGCTCTTTCTGTCGCTCAGTTGGTGCGAAATAGTGGCGTAGACTCATTTCATCGGACAGCACCGGATCGCCTGAAGATTCGTACTCATCAGCATAAATCTTTAGGTCCAACTCTAGCGCGCTGAGCGCATCTTTCTTTCTAGCAAACAGCGTTGTAAGTGCTGTTGGCTTGGTGTTGTCACGGTAGAAAGATTCAACGCGTAGTTCATAAACGTATTTATTTGACATGGTATGTTTTCCTTTTGGGTTGTTTGCTTAATCAAAAGCTCTGTCGTTTGTTGATCTATTCGGATGCCCTTTCGATCAGTGACAAAGCTTTTTGTTAAGCCCACTTAGCAACTTGTTTTATCTTGAAGGGTTCGCCTAGCCGATACCGTTCACCTTATTCAAGCGATTCAGTGTAAATACAAATTGTTAATGAGCGTGCTCACAACCAGAACCCTCTCTCTGTTTTCAGCTACCTGATCCCACGCGCTAGGGCGTTGCTACTAGGGGGTTGCGTCCACATGTGCCAGAGTGGTGTGCGAAGGTTCCGAGTTGTTAAAGAGCGATCACCGAAGCGATAAGTGAATGATAGAGGAACGCTTATCGAGTTGTCTAATAATACTTTTTCATAAGCTTATAACCAAATTGAAGCACCATGACGCAGTGCTTTTTTATTTGTAGACAGTCTGATCTTGACCTATCAGAACATGACGACGAATGCAAAGAACATTTAGTTATAGCTTCCTGGTATCTTTGGTTATAACGGCTGTAAGTTGTTGATTATAAAGGGGAATCGAGTTCTCTTTAAAGATGACCTGAGGTACTGCTTAACCCTAAAAACGCTTACAGGGCTTCTATGGAGCTTCTAGGGCGTAGAACGTTTAGTTATAAAGCTATGTCCTGTTATAACTAGGGAGGTTCTAAGCTTATAACTGGGACGACTAGGGAGACTGAAGCGAAGGTGTGAATACAGTTGGGGGTGTAAACTGTTTAGTACTACAACAGTTGTGTGTATCTATAGTAGGGTGCTTCACTAATACATTCATTCAACTGTTTAGTATTACAACAGTTATGCTGTACAACACTAGGGAGGGTCTAGGGAGGGGCGGGGGAGGGGGTTGTGTTTGCAGTGGTGGTGGTGCTGCTTCTCAGACACAAAAAAGAGGTAAAATAGAACTAAATAAGAATGGTTCTCATTAGCTACTTAACCTCTGTTAATCTGTGCTAAGTCTTTGAAATCTAAGGCGGTCTGCGGAGACAGGGATACTCTCCATACCCGCTTGAGTTGACCTATGGAAAAGGTGAGGGAGTGTCTAGGGAAATAATAAAAAAAGTAGTGCTAGGGTATTGACTTTTTAGAAAAAGTATGCTATGTTACACTACATAGATTAACGTGACAACAAGACACCGCATTAATAGTAATTAATCTTAAAGAAGACATAACTTCGCATGTATGTTTCTTAACCTGTGTTCCTTGTCATGTAATACAATGTAACATCTCTATAGAGGTACTGTCGTGACAGAGAATACTTCACAACCTAAGCGTCGAGGAAGACCACCGAAGACTGCTGTTGTAGAAAAGAAGAAAGGTAACAGAGTTGCTAGGGGTCGTCCGAAAGGTGACGCAGCTATCATCAATGAATACAAAGCAAGGATGTTAGCTTCACCTAAAAGTGCGAAGGTATTAGAAAAGATTTTTGATGCGGCACTTGACGATGAACATAAACATCAAGCTGCTGCATGGAAGATAATAACAGACCGTGTCCTGCCTACCGCAGCGTTTGAGAAAGACATAGTAAAAGGGAGTGGCAAGAATGCCATTCAAATTAACATTACCGGAGTTGGTGGCGATACTACTATCATTGGTGGTGATGACGATGCCATTGATGCAGAATTTGAGGACATAAACTAATGGGCTTGTGGGATAAAATAAAAGAGTACGGTAGCGATACATGGGAAGCATTGAAAGATGCCCCAATCGATACTGTAACTAATGCAGTTAAAGTTGCAGGTAGTGACGCAGGTTCACAGTTTATGAAAGGTCTGGTTGGTAAAGTAACTGGTACTGACCTTCTGCAAACTGAAGAGCACTTCTCTCCTGAAGTAGTAGAGTCTATCCGTAAGGTAACAAGACGTGCACTGCAGGACGGACGTAGAGGCACAGCATACGAAGATTACGACGACCTACCTGATGGTACACCTATGGGTGAGTTCGTGCGTTCATCAGAAGCACGTGGCGGTGTAGGTAACTTCATGGAAATGTTTAACGCATCTCCTGATGCTCAGGCTGCATTCAGTGTTGGTCGTGGCTCTATCGAGATTACTGATGACGGTGACGTATACTTCACTGATAAGTATAACTTCTCTGGGTCGTCTTCTAACAAAGGTAAGGATTCTTACTCTGCGTTACGCTCTGTAGCCGGACGTATGATGCAGGAAGATGAAGGTGACACTACTGGTAATACCATTCGCATCTACGTAGGTAAGGAAGATGAAATCCTTGGACGTAAAGTTAAGAAAGGCGATACGCTAGGTAAGATTGCTAAGGAGATGGGCGTATCAGTTCAGGAACTAGCAGATTACAACGGCATCAAGGATGTAAACAGAATTAACGTAGGTCAACGTATTGCTAAGCCACCTGCTAAAGAAGAAGTAAAAGAAGAAGTAGTTTCAGCAGAAGAGTTGATGGGAACATACGATCCGTTTAAATCTGGGATTCTATGACAGCATTAAACGTAAAGCTGCTAGAGTGGCAGCAAGAGGTATTTAG